TTGTCTTCTTATTTAGAAGCAAAAAACATAAAAAACACATATATGTTGACGGATATAGATGACAGTGATATGAGTGATATGGATATGGACGATGATAGTATAGTTAGTGAGAAATCGATATAACTTCTATTTTAGCAAAATTTTCAATCATACGAATATATTTTGTCAGTCGATATTATATAGACGAAAATGTTTAACGATATTCAACGTGGTCTTGCAAAGTTTTTTACACCAAAATTTTTGCTAGTATTAATTATTTCAATGATTGCCATATGGGGATTGATGACATACAACGGGCAAATGCAGATGGTCCGCGATACAATGGAAGATGGTAGTAACGAGAAAGAATTACAAGAGATGAAAAACGGTGATTCAGCAACTCCTGGAGAATTAATGAAATCAGATACAAGTGCATCCGGAAATGGTATTCAGTCTGTTGCCAACGCATTAGACTTGTTACCACGTAAGTCAAATGATGAATTATCCGCATTAAATCCTTCAAACTTAAATGGTGCTGATGTTGCTATCCCTGATTTATTAGATGCTGGATACCACATCGGTCTTGATTCTGTCGGACAATCTTTAAGAAATGCTAATCTTCAATTACGTTCTGACCCACCTGTCAATAAAATGGACGTTGGACCATGGAACCAAAGCACCATCACAGGAGGTGATCCTTTACGTCAACAACTTGAAATTGGAAAACCTTGCGTCTAATTCTAATATAATTATATTATTCAAAACAATAGTGAATCATATAATTTGTGTATATGCGAGTACGTTGTCGTATTATTATATCGCATTTAGTATGCGAACAAATTACACTAACATATCTTGATGTAAAACTTATGTCAAGATATGTATATACAACAAAATGAGAAATGAGGATATTTTAGGATACATCATGATAGGACTGGTTGTATTTGCTAGTTATTATATTTATCAAGAAAACTACGAAAGTTTTCAACTAAAATGCATTGTGTCAGATGTTGACGGTAACAAATATTGCGTACGTGATAGGAAGGAGGTTGAAAAAGCCGCCGATTTACTAGCACGAGTTACTGTCAAATGTAAGGAACTTGTAGTTTATACCAGTGATAAGTATCCCGACAAAGAAAATGTTAAACGTCTTAAGAAGAACTTTAATCCTACAAAAATTATGGAAACACTCCCAACTAGTAGTTATACAGCATACAGTGAAAACAAGGGAGAAAAAATAGCGTTCTGTTTAAATACGAAAAAAGAAGACAATAATAATCTAATAGACGAACATACATTAATGTTTGTTGCTATACATGAAATGGCACATACCATGACTAAATCAATCGGCCATAAAAGCGAATTTTGGAGCAATTTTAAATTTTTACTTGATTGTGCTAAAGAATCAGGTATACATAGTCCTACTAACTATAAGAAAAAACCTCAAGAATATTGTGGTATGAAAATTCACGACAATCCATACTATGACGCATAGTTCCGTAGTTCTATCATCAGACAGAATATAATAAAGATATCAATATCCTTATTATACATAAGTGGGTTATCTAACTACTTAAGCCACCATCTTAAGACCACCAACTAGGTTAGCGCCAATACCGAATCCTGCACCACCACGAGCGGAAGAACCCATGGTAGGAATGAATACATCAAGAATGCTAAATGTAGCAGCTGCGGTTAAAGCAATAATAATAATTTCCTCAACGTTCAATTGCTTCTTTGGGATAGCAAATGCTGCCAATGCGACAACTAAACCTTCAATCAAGTACTTTATGGCACGTTTTACCAACTCATTCAAGTCAAGCATTTTACCTTATATTATATTACAACAAAAAAATACAAAACAGATTCGCACATAATTATATTACTATGAAAACACTTAAATAATTAGTACCATGATGTATATATTCCTAAAATGTCTGGGTTTGAAAAGAAGTTAAATGTCGACGGTAGTGCCAATCAAAAATATATTGATTTATGTGATGAAGATACTCCTATCGCAGGACAAAAATTCGCATGTATGTCATTTGTTTCACCCGAAAAAATACTAAAGAAGCGTGAAGTCTTCCTATTCAACCAATTTATTAAGAATTGGGAATTCTCTAAATCAATGGAGCGATACTTTGAGTTTATTCACTTCATTGCGTATAAACATAACCTAAATGTAGAAACTCTCATTGGTGATTTTAATGATTTCGTTAAAGAGGAAAGTGATAAACTCAAAAAAAGTGGGATAGAAGACGATTATAAGAATTTTATGGATAAGCAGGAAGATAAGTTAACCGAACAATTCAACCGCGAACATGCTTTCCAAACATCTGTTCGTGGAATTAAAGTTAGAGGCGTATACCCATCACAGGATGAAGCGGAGGAAAAATGTAAGAAACTTCGCGAACATGACCCAAATCATGATATCTATGTTGGTCCAGTCGGTATATGGGTTCCATGGGATCCCGATGCATATAAAACTGGTAGAGTAGAACATATGGAAGAAGAGTTGAATGCTCTTCACGCTGAAAAAATGAAAAATGAAGAACTTGCCAAAAAGGAATTTGAAGAAAGAGTTAGGGAAACGAAAAAACAGGCTATCATGGATAATATTGAGAAGGCCAAATCAAGTGGTAATGTTCTTACACAAACAATTGACGAAGAAGGAAACTTGAATGGCGTTGTAGAGAATACCGATTTCGAATCACGCGAAGTAGACACAGTACAATCTACACAACTTCGCAATGAATTAATGGTTGACAATTTCACTCCCCATAATGACGAATAATCTCCTTACTAATTATTTGAAAACGGTATAAACGTGTTATATTATATTTATTAACCTTAAATATAATATGAATACATTCAACTTAATCGCACATAAAATATTTATACATGATACCGGATATACATCTGATATCAATATAGAAAATGCCGAATTATTTACATGCGGGAACTATATGAAACATATTTTTAAAGAAGACACTGACAATCTACATCTTAATTTTACAAAATGTCGGTTTCTATTTTTAGATAGTAATACCAAATTTGCTACGTTAAAAGACAATTATATGGATAGTTTCTTTGTTACACTCGAAAATAAAGAATCGTTTCTAGATTTCTTTTGTCGGATACAACGAACATACCGCGTCCTTAATAATTTCGCGTATTTGATTAAAAAACGGAATAAAAAAGTGATTGTAAGCAATGATTTATATTTGACTCCTATAAATAAATCGCAAAATAATGTATTTAATTACTACGAAAACAACTACATTTATTTGTTTACACTTCAGGACCTTTCTCGTATCATTACATCCGCAATTTGTAATTCGCCATTGTTTTATTCAGAATCACTTCCTCCCAAAAATCCGTATAGTGGGGTTGAATTCCAAATTTCGGACTTATATAATATTTATTTCCATATGAAAAATACATTTACTCATGTACCACTCGTTATTCAACAATATTACTTGTCCGGTTTTAATGTTGATAAATTTGAAATTAAAAACCAAGTTACAATACGGAATATTTACATAGACCAATTTGTCGAAAGTGAGGACCATGATACGATTATTGAATATATCGAGGAGATGACTGAACCTTATAATATTTCGTTTCATCCACATTTTCCAAAAAATACGCTAATAGCCACATTTAAAGGGTACCTCGTGGAATATCTTCATTCACGATATTCTCTAGATAGTTCCAAAAAACACATATCTGCTTCTTCTATTAAAAGAAAATTATCAACATTCGCGCGGTGCAATCCTACATTTGGACGCAGAATAATAGTTTTCAAAGAAAAAAAGAAATATTGTTGTTTTATTACACTTGATGGAAAAAGTGAGTTAATTCGATATCACAAAGACGAAATGAGCGATGATGACAATTATGATTATAGTATGCCTACCATTCATGATGAAGACGAATATTATATTACACCTAACATTAGTGATGACGAACATGATAATACCCTGGTCGAAAATACAGAATTCGTATACAACATTGATTTTCAATCGTCAATTAATTCAACTACATTATTGCCTCAAACTATGTATCACGCATTCATAGAATCTAGAACAATGAACTTGTTGAATGATGAAATGGTATTCGCAGAAGAAGATGATTTTGATTCAGATGATGAGATTGAAGTTGATGAAAGTTTGTATGATCCATGATTTCAACTCAGTAACAATACTACAAATATAATATCCATTCATATCAGATGGATATTATAAAATTTTTGTCTATTCGAAAAAACGATAAACAAAAATGGGTAAAGTATTACGACATCGAAACGTATAAATATTACAATTACATTGTCGACATTCTTCCTACACCGAGTCAGAATTTCAACAATTCAATGTTTTGTTGCTAGTTCAATCATATATTCAAATACCGAATATCGAAGATATATTCAAACGATACTTTTTAGCAAATCCCAATGGGTCTATTATCATGGTAAATACTATTTTTCCGGATTTCCTAGGAAAAACAATGACAGTATTGAAAACTCACGTACTTCCATTCATATTCAATAATGATTGTGTTAGTGGAAAAACTCTAACTATAAAAAATCTAGATCAGTTAAGTGTTTATTTAGATAAAGAAATTACTAATTCAAAAATATGCAAATCATTATCCGGTTTTGATGAATATGTCACCATTATTTGATATGCCTTACCATTTACTCTTTTTTACATTGATTTGTGGTCCTTTCTTTTTTGATTTGCTTGGATCATACGCATCATCTTCATCGTCTGACCCAATATTTTTTGAGATTTCCCAAAATTCTTTGGCACCTAAACGAAAGTCAGGATGACTCTCGGCTTTATACCAAAATATTTGATCGTTTAATTTGTTCGATTTCGCATTGTTATTAATAACCAAGCATTCGTAATTTTCAGTTGTCTGATCCATAACTCCACAAAATGATTCCAACGTTGGAAACATACTCGCATAATTTTCCCATATACGTTTACGGTTTGTCAAGTAAGGTTCTCTCAATATAAACACATAATCTATATTTGTTCTTAAATTTGGAGGAATACCCAATGGATACTGCATTGTAATAATTAACATAATTTTCCAATGACGTCCGTTCATAAATAATAAACGCATCATCTTATCACGAGTCCAAGATTGATCGTATAAACAATCATCTAAAATTACAAAACATCGTGGGTCAATAGTTGTCCGTTTATACTCTGCTAACTGTTTATTTACTTGTTTTAATACCGTTTTTTGTCTACGTAATACATTCTCAATAAGCACTGTATTATATTCTTCGTGGATAAAGACTTTCGGAACATGTGCCGCATAAAATCCGTTACCGGCTTCAGTTCCCGACATCACTGTACCAACCGGAATATCTTGATGATAAAATAGCAAATCTCTAACCAAAAACGATTTTCCTGTATCACGACGACCTATCATAACGATTACCGGACCCTTGTTTTCATCCGGCTTAAATGTTATTTCGCGCATATTAAATTTTTTTAATTCAAGAGTCATTCTGTTATCAATACTTTATAATTATATAATACTAAAGTATTATAAACGAGTACGTAATGTTATTGGTTTGAAATTCTATTATTTTTTGTAATTAATCCGTATATAATATTATTTAATTACTATGACCTCTCATACATTAGAATCCAAATTTTTGATTGGGTATCATAAACCCAAACATTTAGACGGTTCGAATATACCATCTTTGATTGACGGGTCGACTACTTTAGATGTTTCATCTAATAATGTTTATAATCTACAGAATTATAACCCTATATATGATTTACATTTCACTATGTCCAACAAAAATCATGATTCTATTCAATTAAACCATTGTTATCATTTTAGAAATAACAATTTAGTTACCGATTCTCATTTCAACACATTGAATAAACCTTCCTTTATTAAATATTCTCCGTTACTTGACCCACTTCGATACATGGTTGGTAAATACGAAGACGATAGAGAATTCCTTACTAATTTACCCTATTCCAATGCTATATCCACTGATATATCACATAATGTGCTTCCGAAATTAAAATCTACTAACAATTGTGCTTATGTAGACACCTTCTTTTGTTATCTCAGTAGTATGACTATGCATACTCATAATATCACTAACTCTCTTGACTTTTACGGGTCATATCTAGGCATCCAATCGAATCATAAATGTATTATCACTGACGATATTGATTTTCTAGTCTCGTCCTATTTTTTTAATGAAAATATAAATAATTTATTTACCTTGGAAAATGTAAGCAATGATGAAGTTCTAACTGATGGTTCTAGATGTAAACGTAATAAACTATGTATATCAAAAACAAATAAATATAGTCTTAATGCTATCAAACTTGATGATATTATTACCGATATTCAGTCTACTATAGAACCAATCGATTCATGTATTATATACGATGAAACTATGAATGAAAGCAATATTGACAAAAACGAAACTATGGACGACGACACGTCCAGTAGTAGCGATGACAGTTCACTCGCATATACGACCGACTCAAATGAAAGCAATGCCGACTCTGACGATGAAGATGATTGGGAAACTGAAAGCGATGGGACCGAATGCGATGGTTCAGAATTGTCGGCAGACGAACAAGAAAAATACGCAATTATAAAAGATTTCCCAGTACAGTTAATTTGTCTTGAAAAATGTGACGGAACGTTCGATGACCTATTTACAAATGGAGAGATTACAGATGAAATCGCATCTAGTGCCCTTTTTCAAGTTATTATGTCATTAATTACATACCAAAAATTATTCTTGTTTACTCATAACGATCTACATACAAATAATATTATGTATATTAATACCGAAATACCGTATCTATATTATAAATTCGAGAACAATACATATAAAGTTCCTACTTTTGGTAAAATTTACAAAATTATTGATTTTGGGCGCAGTATTTATACATTTAATAATCTTGTATATTGTAGCGACAGTTTCGCACCCAGCGGAGACGCCGATACGCAATATAACACCGAACCTTTCTTTAATGAAAATAAACCGAGAATTGAACCGAACATGAGTTTTGATCTTTGTCGATTAGGTTGTTCTATTTACGATTTTATTATTCCCGATCAACTTGAATACCAAGATTATGATGAACTACAAAAAACTATACATCGATGGTGCCTTGATGATAATGGTAAAAATGTATTATACAAGAAAAACGGCGACGAACGTTATCCCGATTTCAAATTATATAAAATGATTGCACGCACCGTACATAAGCATACTCCACAGGAACAACTCAAATTCGACTACTTCAATCAATATTTGAGTGTAACTGACTCCTCTATTGATAATGTCATGAATATTGATACACTTCCCACCTATTTCTAATATTAGTTATCGCGGGTTTTAGAAATACATAATTTGTTTTGTGGCGTTATTGTATCACCAACCAAATGT